CTACACCTCCGTCTACGCCGAAAACATGCCCGACGCACAAGCCAAGGAACGGTTCTGGAATGAGGGGATCCTGCGTTCCATCGACGCCGGCTACGGCATCGTGATGAACTGGGTCTCGCCCGAGGGTAATCACCCGCAGGGGATCAAAGGATCCGCGTCCCCAAACTATGTCGGCACGATCTACCACTATGTCACCTGCGCCGGTTACGACGACAATCCGTCGCAGCGGGCGGTGCTCATCGCCGATTCCGGGTTCTGGCCCTGGACCTACTGGATCAGCTTCGAGCAGTGCGCCACTTTGATCCCGCCCAAAGGCTTCGCCTACGCAGACGTCACCATCCCTGAGGAGATCGATATGTCCGAAGAATACGCACGCCAATCCTTTGAACAGCTCGCCGGCCCCGACGCTGACGCCGGAGCATTCGGCTGGCCCCAACTGGGCGGCAGGACGGTGGTCGACGCGTTGGCGGTCATCGGCGCCGAACTGGGAATCGAGGGCTTCGGCCCCCCTTTAGACCGGGATCAGGATTGACGGCGTGTCTGACGTTCGCCGGGACCTGGGCGGCACCCGGGACGGGCTATCCGTCTGAAGTCGCGCACGCCTGCACCGATCTGCTCGAAGAGATCCCGGTGCAGGCCCCCTGGTCCTTCGGGCCGATCCCGCCCGGACAGATCACCGCCCCCTCCTACCAGGATTCGGTGGCGATCGCGGTGGACTGGGCGGTGCACTGGATCGAAACCCACCCCGAGCGGCCCATCATCCTCGGCGGCTACTCCCAGGGCGCCGAAGCCGCCTCCCGGGTCCGCATGGAATTCGAGATCGGGCGCCTGAGCACGTTGCGCCCCAACTTCATCGCCGGCTACACCTTCGGCAACCCGTCGCGGCACCTCGAACACACCTTCTACAACGGTCCGGCCACCGACGGGGAAGGCATCGCCGCCTTCCGGCTGCCCGCCCTCGGGCACGAATGGTGCGAACTGGTCGACACCTACGACATCTACGCCGGAGTGCCCCCCACACTGACGGGGGAGATCATGCACGATGTCTACACGCTGTGCACTCAACTGCAGCTCGCGGACCCGCATCAGTTCGTGACGGATCTGGTCGCCAACTGCATCGAAATCATCCAGAACCTGGACGGCAACGCCCACGACGACCTACTGGACGGGGCAGCGCGCCACGGCCTGGACCTCTCCGGGGCGCGGATCCTGGCGCCCGAAGATTTCGCGCTGACCACCGACCGCATCCTGTCGGTGAAGGGCATCGCCGCCGCCATCCAGGCCGCCGTACTCGGTATCCAATTCCTGTGCTGGACACCCCCCACAGCGCCCCACATTGAATACCACCTGCGCGAAGTCCTACCAAGCCAAACCTATGTGGAACTAGGGGTGCAGCATGTCCGCGACTGGGCGAACCGCATACTGGCGTGACGTGGCCGAGCGTGCCATCCGCTCCGCCGCCCAAGGTGTACTCGCCGCCCTCGGCGTCGGGACAGCGACGTTCGATCCCGGCGGCCTGCCCTGGCTGGATGCCCTCTACATCGGCGCCGTGTCCGCTGCCCTGTCCGTGCTGATGTCGCTGGCCGGCCGCAAGATCGGCGACCCTAAAACTGGAAGCTGGCAGCCGTCACCCAATCTCAGCTCGCGGGTGATCCCTATCTGATCGGCGGTGCGGCACGGCTAGATCCGACCGGCGGCGAAATCGCTTAGGACTTGCGGCACCGAAGTGTCGAAGCCAGCAACGTCCATCTGACGTGGATCTTCAGGGTTGGCAATACTTGTGCCAGTTGCTGTCATCGCTACGACAGCCAGGCTGACATCATGGCCGATCATGTTTCGGTACTGGTCAAGAGCCTGCCAAGGATGGATGTTGCCGAACCACGTCTCGTTGTCCGTGTAAATTTGGATTGCCGAGAAGTCGAGTTTGTTCTTCATCGCATAAACCATCGGCAAAGAGCAATCTGTTCTTCCGAATCCCAGCCCGGCCATGTAGGTGCACACATCGTCGAGGCGCCGGCGCGGTGTGATGTCCAGCCGCGCGGCCACCGAGGACTGGGTGCCCCAGCCCATGCCGTAGTGGTTGGTGCGGGTGCCGTCGGAGAAGCCGATGATGTCGGCGTTGCGCTCGACGTTCAGGCTCACCAGACTCAGCGCCGCGCACACCTCCCGGCAGGAGATCGGCAACCCGCCGGCCGGCGAACCCATCGAACCCGACACGTCGCAGGCCAGCAGCATCGACTTGCCGGACGGCTCGACGGCGCCGTAAGCGGCGTAGAACGCGGCGTCCAGCGCGTCGGTGATCTTCGGTGTCGGCTCCCAGGTGGAGTCGCCGCGCACCGAGCGGGCCGACGCGTAGGTGCGCTGCGCGACCAGCACGTTGATCGGATGCACCCGGCCCTGCTTGAGTTTCTGCGGGTCGGCCAGCTGCGCGGCGATCACCCCGCCGGTCTTGCCGGTGGTCAAACCCAGCCGGGTCAGCCGCGGCAGCTGACGCATCAACGCGGTCTGCGGCATCCCCTTACCGATCAACGCCTCCCACACCAGCGCCTCACCCAGCAGCTTGTCGGGCAGCATCTCCCACGACAGGTCATGCTCGCCGATCAGGTTCACCGCAGCCAACGCGGACGCGTTCTGCACCTGCTCGTAGGCGCCGACCAGATCGGGCAACGCCGAATCGGCTTCGCCCAGGTGATAATTGCTGACGCGGTGGCTGTTGACGATCCGCAGGACATGCTCGTCATCGCGGCCGGTCATCGTGTCGACGATGTAGCGGTACAGCCTGTCGCGCACCGCCTCAACCGGGCGGGGATGGCTCAACGCGAGCAGGTCGGCGTGCCGCCAACCTTCACGCTGCCGGTACTTGAGGATCTGGTAAGTGAGCCGGTCGACGTCCTTGCCGTTGTACCAGCGGGCGACAGCCTTGACCAGCGCGGGACCCCAGCCGCGGAACTGCTCCACATACCCGGCGAACAAAAACATGTGGCTGCCGGTGCGGCACACCGCGGGCAGCTTGGACAGCGCGTAGGCGCGGCCCGCCTGGTCGGCCTCCGACGCGGCGATCGCCAGCGCGAAGATCGCCGGGTTCACCTTGGGTGCGCGCCCCGCTGTGGAGACCGCGACGATCTCATCGACCAGCGCGGTCGGGTTGCTCTGCGCCAGCCGCAGCACCACCTCGGCGTTGTCGCGGGTCAGCTCGGGAGCCGACGTGTAGTAGGTGCCGCCGGTGGTCCCGATTGTCAAGAAGCGGCGCAGCCGGGCCATGTCGTCGATCGCGAACACGTAGCCGCCGGCGGCGTTGCGCACCGTCGCCGCCCCGGCGGGCGCCGACTGCGGCGTGGCCTTGGTGGAGAAGCCCTTGAGGGCGTCCGCTGTTGCGCGTGTGTGGATAGCCATGCGTTTCCTTTCCTTGTTGGGGCGTGGGCGAAGTTGTTTCGACCGGCACTTGGATTCTCCTAAGGAAAAGGTAACCGACCAGAATCCGGCTCACGCCAACACTTTTGGGGCACGGGCGAAGAAGGTGCGACCGCATCAATGCCAGATAAGCGACCGCGAACGGCTCGTACCACAAGTTTCAGGGTCTGGGCGAAGTTCAGGCTCCGGCGCGGGTCCGGCGAAGCCGGCCACCGGGTTGCCCCGGCCAGAGGTACTTGCCCTGTCCTCCTAGCGTTTACGGTCCGCTCGACCTGGTGACAGATAACCGAAGACCTATCGGCTCAGACCCGTGGTTTCGGGTGGGGGGCGAAGGGGTTGGTGACCGGAAAGGGCTTACGCCCATGCGACTTAGGCCACTCGTCCACAGCCCGAAGGCTGGCGGGATTCGAACCCGCGCTCTCACTTTTGCAGAAAGATAACCAATCACACGGTCGGCTCCCCACCACAGTTCTAGGGGCGCGGGCGAAGAAATGACAACCGGACTGCGGGATTGAACCGCAAACCGGCCCCTGCACGGGGCTGATTCCGAACCAAAGGTAACCGACCATCTGCCGGCTCGCGCCACCCTATGAAATTCTCAAACGACACGGCTGTAACTAACACGCAGCGCATACCTGTATACCCCTTTCCACCCCGGAGGTGCAATGCATTTTCCGCGTGTCGCGTGCTTTTGCTCATCCGGTCGGGTAGATCCCACTGGGGGATCAGCCACCCTTCGCTGTTCTCAACAATCATGCAACGAGCATTGCACATTGGGGCGGGTTTGTTCAACCACGACACGCCCCACACCCCAACCCCAC